TTTTCATGAATGATGTGTTCAAAATACAACTCACCTTCAATGAGTAGTTGACGAAAGTAATCCCACCCACGGTGTTCCAATTCAAAGTGTTGGATGTATTTGGAAAATTCTTTGTTGACTGCTTCACGCTGCAATTCAGTGAGCTCGATGTTTTTGAACTCCAATGTGGCCACTTGGTTGTTGTCGTCTTTGTTGATGATTTCATCACAAATTTCATCCAATGCATCTGCTACCTCAGAAAATGCAGCAATGATGCGATAATCTCTAATACGTGCGCCCTTGTCCTTCTGGATGTTGGCGTACATGATCTCTGAGAAGCTCTTGTCTCCATGAATGCTACCAACAGATTGGTTGTTGTAGTCAAAGTTTTGGGACACTGAGTGTCTTGACAACACTTCAGATCTCCGAGTGCCAGTGGTCTCAAAGTATTTGTACTTTGGATTCAAGCTGTTGGTTACTTTGGAAAGATCGTAACCAACATATGGTAGCTTCGATGAAACATAATTCATCAACTCTCTACCAAAAGTAGATGTTTTGCCGTCGTCAAAAGAGAAGCCCATTGAGCGTATTTATCCAATGGGATGCGAACTACAACGTGTATCGCAATGAGATGTTTTGCTGTCTCAAAGAATCCCAACCAGCTCCATCAGCAATGATCACGTCAAAATCACCATACAATGTGGCGAACGGCAATCTCATGTTGATGAAGTTCTCGTTGACAACAGTATACTGTGAAGGATCAACCACATAACCACTAACAGTGGGGTAGTGAGCATATTCAAGTGATGTGATACTTGGATACATGCTTAGGTTAGCACTACTCAGCAACACACACTGTGTGTACTGAAAGCGCTTGCCAGTGATCAGAAGATCTCCTGTGAGGTTGGCGTACACCAAGTCCAATGAATCATACACATATCGATATTCACCGTTGTGTGCAAACATCAAGTTGGTGATGGTTGGAGCTGCTGACACCGCAATGACATCAGATTCAGTGACAGTGTATGTACTCAGATGATGGTTGTATGTGCTACCTGACAATGAATAGTATGTTTCATACCCAGCAAAGCGTTCATTGGTCATCATGGTTGCAGCATAAAAATTGCTGTCGATGAAGAAAATGTTCTTGACGGGATCTTTGGGTGCTTCTGGAAACAACCACCCTTTGATGGTGAAGGATGTATCAGCTTCAATGCGAAATTTGTCAGCTGCAGTGCTGTCCACTGGATATTTCAACGACATGCTACCTCCCCACAACACTTCAGAACGAATTTCTTGAGTGATCATCAATTTGAAGTCTTCTGGAATCTTCCAAGACAAAATGATGTATGGGTTGGTGTACGGGATGAAGTTGGATAAAATCTGATCCATGTCAGATTGATATGAAGCAATGATGCTCATGCTCACACCAATGTTTACAGGAACTGGCATGTTGATGTGAGTGGTATGACGATAGCTGTCAACGTCTCCACGATAACCAGGCACATCAAACCCGTAGATCTTGTTGAACACCCTGGATTCATCTCTAGCAACATCTGTCAAGCTGATGGCAATCACGGGCAGCGTAAGATTTTGTGCTGGGTTGACAAGATCGAACAACACCCGCTCTTTGGGTGCATACACATAACGCACCTTTATTTGTGCTTTTTCTTCACGGGTCTTGTTGAATCGACCAATGACCACATCATCAAATGCAGCAATGAACTGAGTGATGAGGTCTGCTACCTCGAAATGAAAAGCACGATTATGCACTCATGTATTTAGTATCACGCAAATCTCTTGATGAAGTACTTGGGTAGCTTATGCTTGCTTCTCAACACTGCTTCTGTTATACAAGCATCCATGATGTATGTTACACAATGATCATTTTTGGATCTAACTCCACGACCACATGCTTGAATCAAGTTGTTGAGCATTTTGTTCTGATACCATTGAGCATCTTCTTTGAACAATCGTTTGATTCGCTCATCACCCAATGGTAGATACGCTGCTTTGATGATGATTTGAAATCTTGCAAGCTCATCTTTCAAATCAACACCAAATGTCAACGACGGGCTAACCAAGATGGTGTCTTCAGTGGACTCTGTGTGTTGCTTTAATATTTGCTCGTTGTTGACACCTTTTTCACGACATATCAATCTATCACTGTTGAGATTAATCTTTAGATACTCAGCAATTTCATTGGTATGTGTATGAATAACACCTTTGTGTCCTTTGTGGTGTTTGCAAATCTCTGCAATTTGCTTGGTCAAGCTTGGCAAGCTTTCTCGAAGATTTTTGTAGTTCAATTTTACCTTGCCGCTGCAGTGAATAGGTGCACGCTTGGGATCAAATGTTGAATCCACTTCAATGTACTCATAATCAGTGATGCCCAATGACTTGGTGAAATGTGCATGATCAATGATGGTGGCTGACATCAACAACACTTTATCAGCATGATCAAAGATGTGTTTAGACAGATTGTTGATCCTCAGCGGTTTGAGTGTGATGTTCTCTTCACCCTTCTCGATGAGATACTCACAATCGTTCCATGTATCAATGGTTGTTTGTAATGTGATGTGCATGTTGCGCAACAACACATACCGTTGACGATCAGATAGCTCTGTTTCATTCTTTTTACGCTTCAATCGAGCTTGTAAATCATGAATACCAACAGCCAATGTTTCTGAGAACGTTTCCAACCATGAACGAAACTTGGTGTAGTTGCTCACAGGAATCGCTGCAACATTTACACCAAGTTTTTTGAGCACCTTGAAGTTCAACTCTCTACTGAACCGTTTGACCAGTTCATCTTCCAACTCAGAAGCCTCATCACATATGATGTATTCACGACGCTTGACATGATCAGGCAACGACATGAACATGCTGTAGTTGAGTGCACTAAACTTGTTGATCAATGCATGATTACGAGCGTTGTAATATGCACATCCTTTGCTTGCCAAGCAATTTTCTTTGAGCTCTGACAAGTAAATGCATGGTGCGACATCCACATTGAAGTTGGGATCAACATTGCACAGATAATTGGATTTGCCTTTGAGCACCGCTGTGTCTTCAAACAGCTCTTGATATTGATCTTGCAAGTTTTTTGTGATGGTGAGTGCAAATGCCCCGAATGCTGACTCATCTTCACATTCTTGCTTGGCAACAAAATCACCAAACTGGTCTTGTTTGAATGCTTCGTTGGACTCAACAAGCTCCACAAATGTTTTGGATGGTTCAGAGCTTGCATTGGCCAGTGTCTTGCTCAAAAAGGACTTGCCAGAGCCTGTTGGAGCACAACAGACAACAAATTTTTTGCCCAATGCAAATGCTCGATCAATTTGTTGAATCAAATCAACTTGTTGTGATTGCGGTTCGTAAGTGTCGGGAAAATAGCTTAACAGATTCACGCCTCAGGGTAAACGAACCCTCAAGAATCTCTAGAGCAATTTTCAATGATCACATGATTGTCAAATATTTTGAAATTGCTCTTCTTGGTCAAACTACACACCTTCAACAACAGATCATCGTTGTTGTGTGTGAAGGTTTTCAATGTATAATCAAATGTTAGTCTATCACCATCAACACTGAATTTGAATGGATATGGTAGTTCATATTTCTTCTGATCATTGTTGTGTTTGAGGTAAAATGTGATGTAATAGTCTTGAATACTCAACAAAATGAGTTTTCCACGCTTTACAACTTTACCATCAATGATGAAATTCAAATCACGTTGAAGCAGATAGTTGAGGGTATTTTCTAGGTTGTTCATGATTGCATGAAACTAATTTTTTGTTGAGTTGACATCACGTAAATGTTTTCGTTGAAGTATTCCCAGAATTTATCATCATCTGGCATTGATTGCAACAGGTCACAACTGTCCATGTTAACACATCTAAAATCTTGCATCAAAATGTCCCATGTGATGATGATGTTCTTTTCATTGGGATTGAATTTTGGCATCACTTTTGGAACACGATAATTTAATATGTTGATGCCATTGAAGCTGTTGAGCAACTTCACTGAATTGGTACACCACATTCTACGCGTGTTGCCTTTCTGCTGTGTGGGCAGTCGACGAACATACCTGATTTCAGCAATGTTGCTGAGCAGCAACGATTTCAGTGAAGAGTAACTGATCATTGATCATTTTTTGTGCAGATGCCAAACAGTCGCTGCTCGTTCAAGAACATGCCTTTGTTGATTTTGCCATAACCATCAACAATGATGTTGGATACAGATGCTCCTTTGTCATTGGGAAACACAACGATGTTGCCAACATGTGCATACTTTACAGATGGACCTGCAAGGACAACCACGCCCTTACGCCAGGCCTTGGTCATTGCGTTGGTTGGCACATACAAACCATTGCGTTGGATTGCGCTACCCATGCCATCATTGATCTCGTCAACGAGCTCCACAAGAACTACATCATCAAACAAGAATGATAGTTTGTAGTCATCCAAAGCAAAAACCCCATCACCATGGCTTTCGAGGTCAATGAGAGAATTTGAAGTTTTTAACTTGTCAAGATGTGTCGGAATTTCAGCTGCCATGTATCTACTTACACATCCAACTAAAATACTCAACTAGATGCCCATCAATTCCATCATGAAGTCACGCTCGCTAAAGACGTTACCACTGTACCAACGTTCGATCAAATCTTTAATTTCATCGTTGTCACCTGCTAAATCCAAAGCTTTAACTTTAAATCTCTTGGTTCGATCATTTTTGATGAGAGTTGCAATTGCTTTTTTGTCTCCACCCATCTGTTGTGAGGCACTCTTTTTAACCCCTGTGACAGACAAATCAGAACGTTTGATGGCTCGTGATTTGAGACGAGCCATGAAGTCTTGCAACACAGCACGTTGATTTTCAATGATTGTCTCACGACCCTTGGATTCAATGTACTCATCCAATGTGTTTAAAGTGTTGGGACTAAATTTTAGCAACGCTTTGATACGTGAAATACATTTTACTACTGTCATGTTCAACCTAGAACGTGCTTCATCAGCTTTTTCGCGATATTCACTCAAATCTGTATCTTTGATTCGAGTAGATTCCATCGAATCATGCATAGATTTTGCAGATCGATAAGTTTCAAGTCTAGCTGCAAATGCATCGATGATCTCGACCAACGGTCCCATCAATGCACCATTTTCAACTTTTGAAAGAGATTCAATGATACGGTTGATGGCATCTTTTGCATCCTGAACACTTTCAGGAGAGCTTTCACTACCATGCTTGACATCAGCAGGCAACTCTGCATCTGTGTCAATGTAAGTGCCACGCTTGAAGCGTTCGGGTTCAGGTTCAATGTTGAAGTCTGGCATCGAGCTTTTTGTTGGCATTCCACGGGGTGAACGCTTTTCAAGATCTCGACCTAGATATTTTTCCTTATCTGATTCAAGAGCTAGTGCACGTTCTAGTAGCTGAGAGAAGTTCATGAACATACTTATGCTGTGACAACTCTTTTTTAGATAATTCTAGACTGTTGGCAAACAACAAAACTTCATCTTGTAGTTTGCTTTGTTTTGCTTTCTCTTCTTTGTTTTTCTTGATGTAATCAATACGCTTTTTCTTCTGACTTGGCATCAAGTGCATCAATAATTTATAATGATCTTCTCGATGCATCAAGACTGACCAATATCTGTTGCTTGATTCGTTGATGATTTGAGCAGCAGAATAGTCAGACATGCTAATCCAGCGATTGACCATAAAATAGCTATACTGGTTTT